GCCGAGTTCGCCAACGAGATGGACAATCTACGCAAGGAGATCGACTGGCTGCGCGAGGCGGTGAGCGCGCTGATCAGTCAGGCGCAGCCGCTTCTCAAAGATCGCTACGGAAACCCCTATCCTCGACATAGCTAAGGTCGCATGACGCTCGCCCAAGCCGAAAAGCTGATTCGCGAGATATGGGAGGCTTACGGGCCGCCCGACGCCGAACTTGACCCGGATACATCGCTCGCTGCGGCGTCGTGGCTCAAACATGCCTTTGACAAGCGCTGGCTGGTGCCGGCTTATGACAATGATCACCGCGTGCGCATTACCGAAGCAGGTGTTGAGGCGATTATGTCGCTGTTGGGTGATGCGGACCAATTGCCGTGATCAAGCTTACCGGGCCGAATGGCGAAGCTATTTACGTGCGCCCTGAAGCGATCGAAGTTATACGCGTAGCGCTGTCGCATGAAGGCGCGCCCACGTGCAAAAGCCGTCTCATCTTGGTTGGCAGCGGTTATTCCGTTTTAGAGACGCCGGAACAAGTAATGTCGCTGTTGCGCATGGCCGATGAAAGTGCAGTGATACATCAGGCATGAACGCCAAAATCATCCCATTCCCGGCACCCAAGCTTGAGCCAGATCCGGCTACGCAAGAGCGTAGCATGGCAATGCCGGTGGGCGTGCTGCTGGATAAGCTTGCATTCCTCGATAAGAGCGCCAAGATTTATGTTAGATGCGGCTGGATGGCAGGCGTGATGATGATGGAATATCGCCCCGATGGGGCTTACGGCCAGCCGACGCTGTTTCTGTATCTCAACCAGGAGGAGTTGCCGCCCGGGGCGCGTGGATAATCGCAATGGCTGATCCGCTAGTTCCCCTGCATTATATTGTGGCGCCATGGACGGCCGGCGATCCTAATGTCAATCCGTTGGGCACGGCTGGTTCGCCGGATGCCAATGTGTATAACAACATCGAGGCTGCGAAGACCCGAGCGCGAACACTTGCCGCGGCACAGCCGGGCTCGGTATGGGTGGTCTACATGGCGGCGTGGTATGCCTTCACCGACACCACTCCGGTAACGCTGGAGCGAGTGTTGGCGGCGCCGGTCGCATGAGCGTACAGCTTTTCCTTGAGGGCGGCTGGTATGCCCCGGATGACTTTATCGCGCAGATCCTGCATGCGCTTGAGTTTGCCTATGGGCCGCACGCTGAAAAGCAGGCTGTGCTCGAAGAGTTATACGCGCAGCTAGAGCAGGCGATCAATGCAGCAGCGGAGTGGCCGTGAATACCCCAGAACGATTAGCCATCAATCAGCGTTGTACCGAACTGGAGCAGCGCATTAATCAGCTGGAGCGGCGGCTCAAGCAGTTGGAGCGGCCACTTGATTTGTTGGTCAAGCGGGCGTTGGAGGAAGCTGAGGCAGAACGGGCGATCAATGCGCTTGAGGCATTGGCAGGAGCAAAGTGAAAGATAGCAATGTGCCCGATGATAACAGCGATAATCGAGGAGCCAGAAGACTAGTCACAACGATCTCGCAACTGCCATGGATGCCTATTATTACATTGGTTGGTTGGATTTCCTTTGCCATGAGTTTTTATTTCTCAACCAAGGACACGCTAGAAGCCCACAGCAAACAAATTGGAATGATCCTATCAACCCGTGAGAAATTGCTCGACAAGTACAATGAAGATGTCAAGCGAATTACCGATAGTGCATCTGAGCAGACCAGGACTTATTCCCTGCGCCTGCAAGCAATTGATAGTCACATGACTTCTGTTGATCAACAGCTTGGCAAACTGTCGACGACAGTCGAAAGCATATCTCCAGAGAAGCTAGAGCGACGATCTGATGCATTGCAAGCGCAGATCGAATCTTTGCGGGGAGATATCAGGCGGCTCGAAGAGCACGAGGAAAAGATGTTGCAGGCGTTAGATGCGCAATACAACGCGCTTAACGATCATCTTCGCTCTCACGGCACTGGTGGTGTCCCACGTAGATAATGCTGCGGCACAAGGCGCAGGCGTCGGCACCGGCCGCATCGGCAATGCCTTTGAAATAAGGGGGACAGTAGAAAGTAACGTGCAGGGGCGGACGTACCCCTTGAACAGGGGCGGCAGCGTTTATTTTAACCAGTGGGTGAACACGCGAGCCAAAAGCGTTGCCGGCCTGCAGCTGTTGGATCAGAGCACGATACACGTCGGGCCTAATACCTCAATCCATCTGGATAAATCGAGGTATGATCCGACCAAACGATCCGGCGTGGTGTCGATGCATGTCAAGGCGCCGACACGAGGGACCGAATCATATCGAATAAAAGCAGTGTCGTCTGATACGGCGACTTACCATGTGAGTGATCCGAACGGCACGCTAATGATAACTCCACCGCATTGAATTGACTGTCGCAGGCGCTGTCACACGATACCCCTAGCCCTCCGGCTCGGCCATGTGGCCCCGCCTTCCCCCAATATGCGCAGTCATAGGGGCCGCCGTGCTTTCCCCAGAAGCATATATGGCGGCCCCGCCCCCCTAAGGAGGTCGACATGGTTAGGATTGCAATCATGCTGCTGAGTGCATCGGCGTTGCTGTTGCTAGCGGTCGACAGCGCGGCGGCCAAGAAGGTTTGCCGGCATGCGCAGAGCGGCAAATACGTGTCGGCCTCCTACGCCAAGAAGTATCCGGCGATCACCGTGTGCCATGAGCAGAAGTAATGGCCGAGAGTAACGTCGTCCATCTGCCATCGACGGGCTGGAGTTATCTCGGCGGCATCGGCGATACGTGGAAGAACCTCGTGTCCATGCTGGGCACGTGGAAGGACAAGACCGTATCGCAGGAGCCGATCATCGAGTTGCTCGATGCGGCGCGGCTGGATGCGTTGTACCGGGCTAATTGGGTGTGCCGCAAGGTTATCGATCTGCCGGCCTTTGATACCACCCGGGCATGGCGGCAATGGTCGGCAAACGAGGAGCAGATTGAGAAGCTGGAAGAGTGCGAGCGAAAGCATGGGCTGCAGCGCAAGCTGATGAGCGCGCTGATCAAGGCACGGCTATACGGCGGATCGGCAATGATCTTGGGGTTGGATGGCTGTGGCGACTTCAACGAGGAATTGGATATCGACGACGTTGGCCAGGATGCGTTGAAGTTCGTGCATGTGGTATCGGGCGGGCGGCGGCAAATGATCACGGCCGGCGCCAAAGTATTGGATATCACCAGTCCGTATTTTGGCGAGCCCAGCTATTATATGCGCAGCAATATCCCCACGCCACCGCCGCCCGGCAACGTCGACCCGCCCGAGCAATTCACAATGTCGACGCAAGGCGCGACGCTGTTTATCCATCCGTCGCGGGTGGTGCGGCTGGTCGGCTATGAGTATCCGGACATCGAATTGTCGCTCGATCCATGGGGCGATTCGGTATTGCAGCCGGTGTTCGATGCGGCGCGTGCCGCGGGCGCAGTATCGAGTTCGGTTGCCGCCATGGTGCAGGAATGCAAGATCGACATCATCAAGATGAAGGGGTTGAGCGAGTTGATGTCGACGCGGGCCGGGGCGCAGAAGGTGCTCGATCGCTACAGCAACTCCAACATGGCCAAGAGCGTGGTGAATACCTTGCTGCTCGATGTCGAGGAGGAGTATGAGCGGCACGAGATGCACTTTGCCAGTCTGGATAAGGTGATGACGCTGTTCCTGCTGGTATGCGCAGCGGCAGCGGATATCCCGGCCACGCGCCTGCTGGGACGCGAGCCCGCCGGCATGAATGCCACCGGCGAGGGCGATTTGCGCAACTATTACGACCGCTTGAGCGCGGACCAGGAAGTGCGGCTCACCCCGGCGTTGAACCGGCTCGACGAAGTGTTGATCCGGTCAACGTTCGGCGAGCGCGATCCGGATATTCATTACACGTGGCGGCCGCTGTGGCAGATGAGTGACGAGGAGAAGTCGCAGATCGAGTTGCGCAAGGCGCAAGCCTTCTTGATTGATGTGAACACCGGCGTGGTCGATCCGATGGCTTTGAAGCGGGGCCGCGAGAACAACCTGATCGAATCGGGCTTCCTATATCCCGGCATCGATGCGGCCATCGAGGAGGCGGAGAAAGCCGGCGATGATGAGAATGTCGAAGAGCAGGGGATGCCTAATCTATTCGGGCAAAAGCCGGGTGGCGATCCGGGCATGACCGAAGGACAGAAGGGCGGTGGCGCGCAGCCATTTGGCGGTGGGGGCGGCGGCGGTGGCAGCGGTGGCTTGCAGCCACCCCAGCCTAAATGAACACCCATACCATCGAGCGCATGATCGTAGATGCGTTGCGGATGAAAGCGCGGCGACCCGGCGGTGGCTTGACGGTGACGGACTTGGCTACCATGTTGGGCGTGCGTGATATGTCGATAGTGTGCACAGCGTTAAGCGTACTGCTCAATCAAGGTACCGTTGAAAGCTTTGTCGTCGACGGCCGGATGGCGAGGCGACTGTATTATCTCACCAAGGGCAACCGATGACCTATCAGGAATTTCTGAGTTTGCGGCGATTGCTGCTCACGGTGTGCGAGCCATACGACGCCAATCGCTGGTTCTATAGCCGGCATCCGCTGCTGGGCAAATGCCCGCGCTACGCCAGCAGCGACACCGTGATGGAATTGATGGATCGGGAATTCACCCTTAACGCCGATGATAAGCTAGTGCCATGCCGATGATGATTTCCTATTCATCGAACCTTGAGGATGTGATGATCGCCCGCGTGTTCCGCGGCATTGCCGATGGGCGCTATATCGATGTCGGCAGCTTCAAGCCGGAAGAGGAGAGCAACACCTATGCCTTATATCAACGCGGTTGGAGCGGCGTTGCGGCCGATCCGATTTACCGGTTCGAAGTTGAATGGGGACGGCGCTGGCAAGCCATCAGACCACGTGACATTATACTTCACGACGCGGTCGGAGCCGAGCAAGGCGAGGTTGAGTACTTCATCTGCAACTACCGTGGTCTCTCCACAGCCAGCAAGGCCGTCATCGACCGCAACCTAGCCCTGCACCCTACCAATGCCAAAAGCGATGGCAGCAAGGTCGGCGTGACCACGCTCAACGACATTATCGCCAAGCTAATGCAAGGCGTGGCGCCGCACCTCATATGCATCGATGTCGAAGGCATGGAGGGCGATGTGCTGCAGGGCATCGATCTAATCAAGTATCGGCCGTGGCTGTTCGTGATCGAGGGCTATTATAGCGCCGACATGACACCGCATTGGCCGGCTTGGCAGTCGATACTCATTGATCGCGGCTACGGTTGCGTATGGGATGATCGGGTGAATCGCTGGTATTTGGCGGATGAGCGTGGTGGCAGCGTCAATGGCGCCTTTGCTTTCCCGCCCAATGTCACCGACAACTACCTGCCTTATACCGAATTGAAATTGCAGCGTCGCTTGGAGGATTTGGAGATGACTCGGGCCACGCTGTTGACGCTGCGAGGATGACATGCCGCTGGCGCCTTGGTGCGCGGCCGAGAAGTGGGAATACTGGATCGTTAGCGGCAAGCGCTACGCCAAGGTTACCGGCCGGCAGCGGTGTCCCGCAGAATTGTGGCGCAACATTGCTTGGGGCTGGCGCAACGACTACGAGCAATCGATCGATCAGGCGCCATGGTTCGAGCCGAATAAGCCGCGCGCAGAACGCGAGCGAGACTGGGCCGCACGCAATCCGCTACAAAACGCCCGCTTGTTTGTCCTTGGCGTTGCCGACCGCAACTATAGCGTCGAAGTCTTGCAAGGCAATCCCGATCCAATGGTAGTGCAGCGCAACGATGTGGGCGAATTGGGTTGGCAGAAAGCGCGGTTGTTCGCCTTCGAGGATGGCAGCAAGGATCGCTATTTTGCCAGCTATAGCGGCAAGCACCTTGTGTTGCAGTGGGGTTGCCAGCCATCGGGGTTCTTCGGCGCCAAGCTGAACATGAGGGTGTGATGTGTCGCTTCTGTGGATAGATAGCGCGCAATGGGATTGGTTGATCGGCGCTGTTGCGCGCATCGATCGCAATGTTTCACGGCTCGTAGGTGATACGAAACAAATGGAGATGCAGATGGCTGCTATTGATGATGCAATCACTAACTTGACGACGCAAGTTCAGGCTAACACCGATGCTGAGGCTTCGGCGGTGCATTTGATCCAGCAGCTGGCGACCTTGATTGGTGCCAGCGCCACCGATCCGGCGGCGGTGACGGCCTTGGCACAAAAGCTTAAGGACAGTGCCGATGCGCTGGCGGCGGCGGTGACGGCAAATACGCCGACGCCTGTCGGCACCGCTTGATCGGCATGCTCGATCCGCTAAGCCACAGCCATGCGGTAGCGGATAAAGGTTATGGGCTAGGCCGCGACCCGACAGGCACGACCAAGCTGCGGGCGTCTTTTCGTGCTCAGGCGAAGCTGCGGCTGCGATTGATCCGCGCGGCGATGCGGCAATCGGTCGGCGAGCATGACCTGCTCGGGTTGGCAAGCGAGGGGCCGCTGGCGCACCACGCACCGGCGGTAACCCTCGCGGCATTCAACCACCGCTTGAGCATGGCGGTACAGCAGCAACTTGGCAGCGATTGGGTACGCCCGTACCTATTGCAGGCATGGGACCGGGGCCTAGCGGCGGCTGCTGGCGAGGTTTCCGCCCCGCCGGGCCACCTACCCCCGGATCGGGAGTTAGAACTTGCCAGGGCCGAATTGCAGGGCATTGGCGCGGCACTAGTGCAAGGAGTCACCCGGACAGCGGCGTTATTGCAGGCCCGTCGGCAACGACGGTGGCGGGTTTTACGTAAATTGCTGCGCGAGTTTGACCGCTTAGCGGTGCCGCGGGTTGTGGCCTTTACCAACACGGCGGTGGTCGGCGCCTATAACCGGGCCAAGCTGGAGGTATATCGCCGGGCCGGCGTAACCCATGTTGGCATCATACCGGAAACGCAACCGCGCTCGCAGGATGGCTTGACCGTCGATCAGGTTTTGGTTGGCATTGCCACGGCTGGCGATGATGCGGTGTGCGAGGAATGCCAGGACTACAGCGATGGTAGCCCTTACCCCACCGACGATGTAGAGATACCGCTGCATCCGAATTGCCGCTGCACGACGTTCCCGTGGGATGAGGATGTGGGTGTCAGGGCAGCGGCCGCCGCTGGTCTTGGCATAGCAGCTGGTATAGCAGCCGGTGCAGCGTTCGCGGCGGCAAGGGCGGGCAGGCCAGCGGCGCCGGAGGAAGTCGAGGAACGGGAAGAACCAATAGAAGCCGGTCCCGATTATGCTGCTGAGGAGCAAGCGCACCGAAGGCGCGCTGAGCGACAAGAGCGGTTAATGGCGCGTGAGACTGATCCGGCCAAGGTAGCGGCACGCCATCAAGCAGCAGAGGCTTACCGAGCGGCAGCTGAGGCTTATGCGCGCGGTGATATCACAATGGCGACGCTGCTTGCTGCCGAGGCTGCGGATTTGGCCGATCGGGCCAAATAGAGACGCAGGAGGCCAAATGAACTACGAATACAAGGTTGTCGAGGAGCGTCTTGGCTCGCCGGCCGAATTTGAGGCCGAGTTGAACAGGCAAGCAGTCGATGGCTGGGAGTACATCAACGTCTCCACCATTGGCCCTATCCCTGGCCGCTGGATCGTGTTTCGTCGGCAGAAAACCGGCGTTGGCCATGGCGGGCTATAGTGAGCACGATAGCTGATCTGCCTGATGCGCAAGCGCGCGCCGTTGAATCGGCAACCAAGCTTTGCGATCCGGCTTGGCACGACAATATCATTGACAGCATCATGGCCGTGCTGGATGGCAAGTCGCCGCCGCCATGGAGCAATGGGACTGTGCAGGATGCGATCAAGACCGCGCTCCAAGCGCAAGGTCTCGACATACCGCTTTTCTAGGAGATAGCCATGCCCTGGTCTGCATCGGAAGCCAAAGGTCATACCAAGGAAGCCGACACGCCAAAGAAGAAGAAGGCTTGGGCCAAGATCGCAAACAGCGCGCTCAAGCAATACAACGGCAACGAGGGCAAAGCTGTGCGCGTTGCCAATGCCGCCGTTGCCCGCATGGGCAATGATGAGATGGTCGATTCCGTGGTGGCGGAAGTGATCTTGATGATGCGCGACGAAACGCGGTCACGGGTGGTTAAGAAAGACCCATTCGGACGTGTGCGCGAAGTGCATGAGCGGCACGAGATTACATCTGAAGACTACCCACCGAGGAAGCATGCCAAAAAGAAAAAGAAAGAGGACGACGAGGATGAGGGAAAGGACGATGGGAAGGACGGCCTGTCGTTCGATCGGCGTCGCCGCACCACGCAGCGCGATCCGTTGGGTCGGGTAGCGGCGACGTTCGAAACCGAGGAAGATGATGCGGCCGGCGTGCCCGGCGATCCCACCAAGGGGCTGTTGCCGCAGAATGTGTTGCCCAAGAAGAAGCGCCCCAAGCCCGGCAATGCCAGCGAGGCGGGCGGCGAATCAGATGATGGCTTGATTCAGGATTACCAACCGCAGCGGATTGAATTTCATGATGCCATTGAGTTCGATGACAAGGCTAGGGTGCATATTACGCAGGACGGCTATCTTGCGGCCGAGCCACGCATCGCCCGCGTGGGCGTGCAGCTGTATCGCGGCACCGAGTGTGGATGCGATGACCTCGATGTGGTGCGCGTGTATCGGCCTTACGATAGCGTGTTTGCCGCCGACTCAATTCGATCCTTGGCGCATCGTCCCGTCACCATTGAGCATCCAACCGAGCGGGTGACCAAGGACAATTGGAAGAAGTACGCGGTCGGGCACACCGGCGATACCGTGAGCCGCGATCAGGATGGCAAGATCACGTCGGTGCGCGTGCCCATGGTGCTGATGGATGCCGCCGCGGTGCAAGCATTCCGCGATGGCAAGAATCAATTGTCGGTCGGCTACACCTGCGATCTCGATTGGGAGGCGGGGGTGACCGAGGACGGCGATGAATACGATGCCGTTCAGCGCAACATTAGGGCGAACCATCTCGCAGTCGTCGCCATGGCGAGAGGCGGCCCAACTCTGCGGATTGGCGACGATTCAATAGTCCATAAGGAGGCATCCATGGACCTGAAGACCATCATGGTAGACGGAATTGCCTGCCCGATGAGCGACACCGCCGCGCAGGTGGTGCAACGCACATTGCAGAAGCTGAAGGACGAGTATGACGCCTTCAAGAAGAAAAAGGCGGAGGAAGAGGAGGAGGACGAGGAAGAGTCGTCCAGCGACAAGGCTAGCATCGTTGATCTCAAGAAGAAGCTGGATGCACGCGATGGCGAGATTGCCGCGCTCAAGCAGCAACTCAAGGACGCGCTCGATCCGGCGCGGCAGGATGCGCAGCTGAAGTTGCGCATGATGGTCGGCGATCAGGCGCGCCGCGTGCTGGGCGATCGGGTCAAGATCGACGGCAAGTCGATCGAGGACATTCGCCGGCAGGTGGTCGACTCGCAACTTGGCACTATCGCCAAGGATTGGAGCGACGAGAAGGTGGAGGGTGCTTTCACCCACATTGTCGGCCAAGCCAAGGGCGGTGCCGGCAATGGCTACAGCGATGCGGTGCGCGCATTCAGCACGCCGCAGCCGCATTACGATTCCGATCCACGCGAAGCAGCGTGGCGGGAGATGCTGGCCGACCAAGCCAATGCTTGGCGCGGCGAGCGCAAGACGGCCTGAGGGCAAGGCCAACGTGTAACCTCGAGCACAGGAGAAAGACATGGTTGTTGTGCTTCAGAGATCATACCGCCCTCAGATCGCTCCCGCGTTCGAGGGCATGCCGGTCGATCAAAGCCGGTCGGTTTCCGATATCAGCCGCAATGTTGAGACCGCGGCTGGCATCGGCTTCGGCAAGGCGGTTAGCCAGGGCACGCGCGACTATGGCGTGATCCTGGGTGGCGCTGCATTGCTTGGTTGTTCCTTGCGTGATGTCGACCTGGGCTTGGCGCCGGTCGATCCATTGTCGAGCACTTCCAATACGCTCGATACCTATGGCCAGTACACCAGCGCCTGGGTGCGATCGGAAGGCCGCGTTTGGGTGCGGGCCGGTGCCAACGTGGCTGCCGGCAACTCGCTGTTCTACAACACGGTGAGTGGAGTCTGGACTAACAGCGCATCCGGCACCGCGGCGCAAGGCTCGATCACCTTCACGCAGCAGCCGACCGATGGGCAGACCGTTATCATCAATGGCGTGACGTTCACCTTCAAGGCGAGCGGCGCCACTGGTGATCAGGCCAATATCGGCCCGACCTTGGGCGATACCATCAACAACGCGGTGGCTGCGCTCAACGCATCGGGCACGGCTGGTCTCACCACGATCAGCTTCGCGGCTTATCCGCCATCACCCGGTGGGTCGGGCCAGGGCAGCGGCGCCAATCAAATCCTGCTTGGCGTCAAGGCCGTTGGCGTTGCCGGCAATGCTTATACATTGGCGGCAGGCACGTTGCCGGGTGTCACCTTCTCGGGCGCGACGCTCAGCGGCGGCACGGCGGCAGCGACGGCAGCAACAGGCGGTCGGTGGAATACGACCGCAATCGCCGGTGATCTCGCGATCATCAACATCAGCGGTCCATTGGCCTGATGGGCACTGGCCAGTAGTCTCAGAAAGGAGACATACAATGCAGAACTGGTTCAGGGATGATCTCGGCCAACAGGCGCTGGGCTTTCTAATCGCGCAGACGACCTATATCGAGCCGCAGGTCTACCGCACGAAATATCCGGAATTGAACTATGCTCGGTTTGTTCCGGTAGATTACTCAGCCGGCGATTGGGCCAAGTCGATTACCTTCTTCTCAATCGACTATGCCGGACGCGCGGATTGGATCAATGCCAACGCCAACGATATCCCGTTGGCTGACTTCACCCGCCAGAAGTTCGAGGCGGGCATCGAGATGGGATCGATCGGCTATCGCTACAACTTGGAAGAGTTGGGGCAAGCGATGATGATCCCAGGGCTCAACCTCACGACCGAGCGGGCCAATGCGGCACGCCGCGCCTGTGAGGAAATGATCCACAACATTGCGATGTACGGAGATAACCGGAAGAACTGGCTCGGGTTGACCAACAACACCGCGCCAACGGTTATCAATGCCGCGCATACATGGGCCTACGATGTTGCTCAGGCAACGCCGTTGCTCAACGCCATCTTAAACGACATCAATGGCGCGATCACCAATGTGTGGCAGAGCACCTTGACGGTGGAGATGGCCGATACGGTGCTATTGCCACTGGCCGGTATCTCTTTGCTGGCAATCACGCAGTTGCCCAACACCACGATGAACTTGCTGGAGTGGATACAGCGCAATAATCTGTATACGCAGCAGACCGGCCGGGCGCTCACGATCATGGGCGTGCGCGGCTTGGATACCGCCGGCTCCGGTGGCAGTGGGCGCATGGTGGCATACCGCAATGATCCCGAGGCGCTCAAGCTGCACGTGCCGATGGCGCATCGGTTCTATGCGGCGCGGCAGGTTGGTGCCTTCGTGTTTGAGGTGCCGAGCATGTTCCGCATTGCCGGGCTGGAATGGCGCTTGCCGGCAACCGCGCGCTATGTGGATGGCATCTGAGGCCGCACGGCTGGATGAACTGACATCCGGTTGAACTGGTAGGCGGACTGTAAGCCGCCCCGTGCGCGCGCGACTGGTGGCAGGCCCCCAGCCACATGACAACCAAGGGGGCGCTCTCACAAAGCAGGAGTATTCATGACAGAGGCCATGCTATTCACTGCGCGCGGCCCGATTGTCGATCCGACTCGGATTGATAAACCGCATCAGCTGGTGATCGTGCGCAACACTGCTGAGAAGCAGAACCATGTTGTGGTTGACCGTTACGGACGCGGCCATACGCTGCTGCCCGGGCAGGCCAAAGAGATCGACATGGTGCTGGATGAGGTTGCCAACTTCCAGGCCGAGCGCAAGCCTGGGCGCATCCGCGAAATGATGAAGCAAATCGGCAACGTCTTCACCTTCGTCAACGAGGAGGCGCCGCTGCATCCGATCAGGATCGAGGGCATCCCGGATATTGCCATCGATCCGCCCAAGCCTAAGCCGGCAGCGCAGCCGCAACCGCAGAAGGCTTGATGGCCACCTCGCGTGATATCTTTGCCTTCCGCGCTCGCTTCAGCGAGTTCACCGGCGTCACTGATGCGGATATCGCCGCGGTGCTTGATACCGCGGACGTGTTCCTCGATGAGGGCGCCTGGGATGTTGGCTCGCCGGACTTCCCGCGAGCAAAGGAATACTTTGCCGCGCATATGATGTCGCTGCTGCAGACGACCAAGGCCAACATCGAGACCGGCGGCAGCGGTGCGGGCTTTAGCGATCTATTCGTGCGGCAGATACGCATCGGCGAGCGGGCGATGGGCTTCGGGCAACGGCAAGCATTCAACAACGCCAGCGAAAACGCCGGGCCGGGAGATATGATGCTCGACCTGACCTACTATGGCCAGCTGTACGAGAAACTGCGGGCACGCAACTTTCCAGCCGTGGCGATAGTCTGATGGTTGATTGGCGCAATGTTGCCGCACAGCTTGATCTCTATGTCGACACGATATGGGCCGAGCCGACCGAACTGCATCCAATGATTCCGGGTGATATTGACAGCAATCCGGGGCCAGATCCGGCACGCAGCATTATCAAGACCCAAGCGGTGTTTATGAAGCCCGGCGCGGATATCGTCGGCGAGGCCGGCGCGGCGCGGGCTTATGGCGGCAATGTGCATCAGATTGTGCAGGATACTTGGATCAGCATCTGCGATGCCAAATTGGTTGTTGATCTAACGCAATGGCGGCAGCATGACCGGGTATTCTTTCCCTGGCGCGACGAATGGTGGGAGATCGCCTGGATTAGTCCAAGCGCGACTATGCGACCTGATATTCACCTGCTCAGAGTTCAAGCGGCAGATGTATGAGCCTGTTACGACCAGTTATCAGAGCATGCGCAGTCGGCGCGCTGCGCAACAAGACGTGGTGTCAAGATCGCGTTTACGACAGCGATATGACGCCGTTGGCGGAAGCGGTGCTGGGCACTGCGGCCAAGCCTTACGCGGTAGTCTATACCGACACCGATGATATTCCGTTGGTTCTCGGCAAGGCGGAGATCTACGACGGGCGCACCCGACGTTTGCAGGTGGCTATCGAGATCGGTGTCGCCAGCGCCGTGCATGATCCGGCTCCGGCCGGCCCAGTCACCATCAGATTTGCCGCTACCGATCAAGGCATGGAATGGGCGTGCGACTTGATCGAGTCGCAGTGCATGGCGGCACTGATTGGCGACCCGCACAGCGATTGGGGCGATCTGTTCAAGCGCTTTGTCTACAAGATCCATAGGGTGCAGCGGCGGCGGGGCGGGCAGGCGCAGACCGGTGTGCGCTTTGCCGCGCGGCGCATCATCCTGGTGTGCGAGACGCTGTTTGATATCCCGCCCGGGGTGAAGCCTGCACCGCAACACCCGATCTATGATTTCATCGAACTGGCAACGGTGGGAGCCGTGGGCGAGGTGGATGTGGCAAGTCTGGTAAAGCAGTTCTTGGAAGCGCAAAGCGCGCCCGAGTGGCGCATCGCACAGGCGTATCTCGGCCTCGACAGCGATGCCGCGCGCGACACGCTTGTGGTGACCGGATCGCCGCTGCCGTGGCCAAACATGGAAGAGCCGCCGCTTGATTACAGCGATATTAACGAATATCCGCCCGGGCTTGATAAACTTACTTTCGATCCGGATGTGACAACTGAGCCTATGGACGTCAACATTCCCAATTCGGGAGGTGGCTCGCCATGATCGGCACGCTCATTTCGATCGTGATTGTTCTGATAATCGTGGGCGTAGTGTGGTGGGCCATCCAGCAGCTATTGCCGCTGATCCCGCTGCCCGAGCCGTTCCGCAGGATCATCTACGTGCTGATGGTGGTGATCCTAGTGCTGATCGTGGTCTACGTTATCGTCACGCTACTCGGCGGCATTGCCGGAGTGCATATTCCGCGCTTGATATAGATGGCGATTGTCCAGCTTTACGTCGATATCACCGACCTGCTGCATTGGGCGCGCTTCCTCGCCGAGTTGCCCAGGCATACGCCGCCCGCCATCGCCCGCGCCCTCAACATCTACGGCGACGAGATTGTGCATGCCGTAGTCGAGAGCATCGCCCAGCGCACCGACCTGGAAGAGCATGCCATCCGCATGAACGTCTATGTCAAGGAGGCAACGCCGGACGATCTGGTATGGGAGATGGATGCGACGGCAATGCTGCCGGGGCCGCAGGATTGGGCGCGGCCGTGGGATGGCCGCAATACTAATCAATTCGACAATGATACGTTGCTCAAAGTGGTAACGCAGGCGGACCTGACCGGTGGCGACGCGGGCGTGTGCGATGTGTGCCTCGATGTAGCGCAGAACTCGCCTTATACACAGCAGCAGATCGCCGAGATGCAGGCTAAGTGGGCGGACTATACGCCGCCAGTTTCGGTGCAAGGCACGCGCACCAATCTCGTGCATCCCAATTGCCGCTGCATCACCCAGCCGTGGTCGATGGATCGCCGCGTGCCAATCACGTTTGATGCATCCGGCGCAGCGCCGCAGCAGTTGCTGACCATGCGCCAGCTGGGGCAGCGGGTTGCCAGTGAACTCAAGCTAGAAATAAGGACCATCCCAATATGATCTTCCGACCGGTATGGGACGAGTTGATGCACTCCGTGGAAAACCTGAAGCGGCAGACCGGGCAATCTGGCGGGCCGCGCTACGGCTACATCAAGGAGGTGAAGGAAGGCGGCGGCGAGCGCAAATGCCGCGTGGTGATGGGCATCAAGGCAGATGGCAGTGAGTGGCTATCGCCGTGGCTGCATTGCGATGATCATAGTGGCGGAAGCCGCGAACAGCAGTTGTACGAGAAAGGCCAGAACGTCACCATCAGCAGCCAAGGCAACGATTTCCGCATGGCGCGCATTTCGCCATCGGCGCAATCCAATTCGTTCCCGCAGCCGGACTTTGCCACCCAGACCAATGGGGATAGCACGCAGATCGGCAATATCGGCGTGCGTGCCCACAAGCCGCAGCAGCAAGGTGGCGGCGGAGCCAGCGGCGGGGGAGGCGGTGGTGGAGGCGGTGGTGGAGGCGGGGGAGGTAGCGGCCACCAATACGATACCTTCATGTTCGAGGCGAAGAAACAGCAGCAGCACCAGGATCAGCCAAACCAACCGATCAGCGGTGGTGGAGGCGGTGGCGGCGGCAACGGTGGCCAAGCCGGCGGTCTTGGTGGGCAACAGGGTGGTCAGCAGGGCGGACAGCAGAAAGTCGAGCCTACTATCCTTTCGCGCTTGGACGATAAGGACAAATCCATCACCCATTTTGTCAAAGAGGGAAAGAACCGCTCGCACGTCACCGACAAGGGATCGGAAATCAGCGCCAACGACGGCAAGACTTATGGCACTGCGTTCACGGACGGAGTCTTTCAGGTCGTGGGCAAGCCGCCGCAGGTCAACATGCCGTGGCGGATCAAGACCAAGCAGGGCTTGAAGAAAACCGACGTCTCAATCGGCGGCGGAGGTGGTGGCGGGGGCGGTGGTGGTTAGCATAGGAGGCATGTATGCCAGTATCAAACACCAAGCAGTTTACCGCGCGGCGCTCGCCGGCCAGGGTCAGCGTGGTGCCGTCG